GGATTATCACCATCAGGATGTGCCGCTGAATAATATTCATGCTTAGCATTGTACTTGATGTTGTGGCATCCAAGCGATGATAAAACATATTCAATTTTGTTGTTGTCATGAATATATTTTTTTAACGATTGAATATCCATTGCATTTTTTGTCCTTTGCTATAGCATATAACTTTATCTATTAAAAATCTTGAGGAACAACTGGGAGGTCAACTGTTTGTAAGAACCAAAAGAGGAGTCATCCTCACGGAAGAAGGTCAAGAATTCTATA